TCGCGCCGACGCTGGGCCTGGCTTTGGGCGGGCCATTGGGGGCAGCGGCCGGCCGCTGCCCCCAATGGCCCGCCCAAAGCCAGGCCCAGCGTCGGCGCGACCGCTGAAACGAGATCTCTCCACATGGCATCTCTCCTCATTCCAGCCCGGCCAGGAAGCGCCGGCCGTCATAGCGCAGCACTTCGCGTCGGTTCTCCCGCTCCGCCGTGAAGCTGACATGGACCCAGCCGGAATGCGGGTCGCTGCCGTCATAGAATTCCAGGATCAACTGGTCGAAGGTCAAAAACCCTTCGATCCAATGCGCCACCTCGTAATTCGAAACGCCCGGCACCTCGAAATCTACCGCCTCGCCGCGCACATGCTGGCTGTTCGGATTGGTCGATCCGGCCAGCCGGTTGACCGTTTCCGTCCGGTACCAGGAGGACGGCACGATGGCCCGGCCGCCGAAATGCGCGCGCACCGGCTCCAGGATATGAACCGCCGTCGCCTTCAGCCGGGGAATGATCTGCGCGGGGGGCGAATTATCCAACCCGAAGCGCAATGCCGTCGCGCTTTTACACGCTTCGCGCAGCGTGAAATGCTCGCTCAAGCGCTGATCCAACTGCCTGTCATACATCGCTTTGCCCTTTCGTCAGTCGTTGGGGGAAGCCGACGACGGGCAGCGCCTCACATGACCTTATTCCAGATGGCCATGCCGATGAAACCAATCAGCGACAGCACCACGGCCAACAGCAGCCCGGCCACGCTGCGCACCAGCGCGTCCAGCCGGTCATGCACCCGCTTGGTTGCTTCCGATTGCGCGGCGCGCATGCCCAGCACGGCATCCTTCATATCCGTCTCGAAGATCTCGGCCCGCCGCGCGCGTTCCTCGCAGAATTTTTCGTGGTTTTCCTGCCGCGCCTGCAGCACCGCCACAACCGTTTCCAGGGAACCCGCCGCGCTCATGGCTCGGCCGCCCAGTAGGCATCCGCCCGGAAATCGGCCGGGATCGGGTCCATGGCTATTAGTTTGTCATAGGCCCCCATGATGATTCCGGCCTGCGTTGCATAGGCCGCCGCAAGCCCCAGCACGGTGTCCGCCAGTTCCGGGGCCGTCACCCCGCGCGCCGCCGCGCGCTGCTCCAGGAATGGCGCGGGCGCGGCGGGATTGGCATCCAGCGCCTCTGCCTCGCGCACCTGCTGCGCCCACGTTTCCCGCTCTTCCGGCGTGTAAGGCAAGGCAAGCGCCCGCAGCCGCCGGGCGGATTCACGCCTCACCTGTTCGGCCAGCGGCAAGGCCGGGCCTGGCCGAGTGTTGATGGATCGCATAGCCATACGATTACCCTCCTAGTACCACTGCACGGCCCAACCGTGCACTTTGACCGCATCACCGTTTGGCGTGCGCAGCCGGATGCGCATATCCGTGCCGCTGGGCTGGCCGGTCAGATCGATTTCGCCCGTTCCCAGCACCAGCACGGCCGCCATGGTCGTTTCCTGTGCCAGGGTGCCGGCCGCCCAGCTTGTGCCATCGTCGCGGCTGATTTCGCAGACAAGATCGGTGTTTAGTGTCACCGCATCGATCGGCTCCACCAGCACAACCGCGCGGGCCGAAACCGGCTCGGCGACTGCGGCGAAGGCGTTGGAGACGAGCGCCATAGGGTCAGGCCCGACCCCTCCGAGGAACTCCAACTCGTCGATACCCAAGCGAGCGCCGGATTGGCTGGAGCCGTTCAAACGGAAGTATCGATACGTCTGGGGCGCGGAGAACGTGAATGTGCGCTTCTCGTAATTCGTCCATCCAGTCTGATTGTACGACTGAATGACCGCCCAGGCGGAGCCTTCGTCCGATCCCTCAATTGTAAACATCCCCGGTGCAGAACCAGGGCCGCTCGCATCCCACGCCGAAGATGGGGCCTTGAGCGAAAAGCCTCGAACGGTGGTGGCAACACCAAAGTCATAGCCCACATAGCCGCTTGCTGATCCCGTCGTGAGCCAGCCGTCTCCTGCAACAGCGCTGTCATCGAAGACCTTCCAAGCCGGATAGGAGGCATTCTGTGTGCTGAATATAACGGTGCCAGACGGTGTCGAAACGCCGGTCATATCGGGAACCAGATCGGTGCCCAGCGTGATCGCACCAGAGGCGTAATAGTCGCCGCTGGCGTCGTAGCTTTCGCCTGTGCTGGCGGTTGCGTCAACGCCGCTGGTATCCTCGAATTCATCCGCGAAACCGTTCGGCATGGAATAGGCGTACGCGCCTTGATCCATGGCCCGCAGCAACGCCTGATACAGCAGGCCGTTGCTATTGGCAGATACCCTGGCGTCAAGTGCGGCTAGCGAAGCCGCCACGTCCACCGTCGATGCCGCGCCTAAATTGGTCCGCGCGGCGGCCGGGTCCGAAGCAAATTCGGACAGGGCATTGGTTACTTGAAGAGCGCCGGCGACTGCCCCCGCCGCCGATGCCGCCGCCGCGACCGCGATATCCCTGGCCGCCACCGCTTCGCCCGCCTTCGTGGTAGCCGTGGTGGCATTGGACGCCGCATTGGCGATATCGCCCACGCTGGGGCCGTTGGCGATGCCGTCGGCAGCATCGTTCCAGATGATGGCCCGGCCCGCTTCCGGCTCCGGCAAAGTCAAATCCGCAGTGCTGGTTGATCCCGCCGCGCGGCGCACCGTGCGGTTCAGGCTGTTCAACAGCAATTGCGCAAATCGCGTCACGCGGTCGAAAGCGGTTTCATGGATGCGCAGATCCACCGTGCCGATCTGGCGGAAACCCACCTGCTGTTCAAAGCTTGGCGCATGCTCGATCGTCAGCGCGCCCGCAACCGGGGCCTGGCCCGGCAGGAAGGTGATGGACCCGCCATCGTTCAACCATGATCCGTCTTCCTGCTGGCCGTTCACCACGTAGCGCGCGGCGGACAGAACCCCTTCCGTCGAATGCGTCACCCGCAATTCCGACGCTGCGAAAATGCGAAAGCCGAAGGCGAAGGTTCCGCCCGTACCGTCAGTCGTGGCCTTCGACGGCGCATAGGCCCCGATGGTCATCGCCAGTTCTCCTCTGTCCGGATTGCGCCGGGATCGGGCGCGCGTTCTGGCGCCAGCCGGCCGGGGCGCCAGAAATAGGATTGTCCGGTTTCCTTGCGCACCCGCCGTTCCAGCGCGGCATTGCGATGCGCCGCCTGCGGATCGGCCAGCATCTGCAACTGGTCGATGATCAGCCGATCCATGGCGAGCTTGCTGTACCAGAGCGAGGTACCGGGCAGCAGATACCGGTCCGCGAAGCGCACCACCTCCCGCCCGATCCTTGTATCCTCGCCACGCAAGGCCTCGCCGGCGTTGCCGAACGTCAGATCAACGATATCCTGCCCCAGGCCGAAGCCAGGCCCGGCCATGGAGGATATCAGATCGCGCCCATAGCGGTTCGTGCCGTCCGCCGATGTGAGGAAATCCCCGAAGAAGCCGAGCGAACCACCCTTCAACGCGGCCTTTCCCCAGAACGTCGCGTCATCCATCGCCATCGGGTCGCGCCCATTGGAGATTTCGTATAATTGCAGCGCGAAGGCGCCCATCATCGTGGTGTAGATCGCCAGCCCGGCCAGATATTTACCCCGGCTGAAGCCGCCATCGGGCGCGATCCATCCGCCCTGCCGGTCGAAGATCGCCCGGGCCAGATGGTTCTGGATGATCAGGATCGGGAAGCGCTTGTACATGGTCAGGAAAGACACCGCCTCGCCGATCACCGAACCGCGCTGCGTGCCCGCCCGCAACAGCGCCTCAACACGGGCCGAGCCTTTCGGGACCGCGCGCTCCGTCTCCTCCCAGGCCATGCGGGCGATGGCCTGGCCCAGCCTGGCGCCATCGGCGCCGCCAACCCCCTCCTCCACCGAAAGCGGGGTCAGGAAGCGCTGGCCGCGATGCTCGAAACCGTCCGTCGCGCGCAGGCGTTCCCAGCTTTCGCCATCCAGGCCATAGCGTTTCAGCATGGCGCGGAAATCGCGCGGCAGCGCTGCCCAGTCCTTCCCGGCCTGATCGGATAGCTGGGCGAAGATTTCCTGCTGAAAGCCCACGCGGGCCGCATAGGTATGCGGCGCCAACCCCGATGCGCGCATGACCCAATCGGCGTAGCGCCCGGCAAAACGCTGCGCGCCCGCCGCGCCGGAAAACCTGGCCTGGGCGTGCATCGCGCCCAGCGCGTTTTCCACCACGATACCCATCCGGGCCGCCGCAGTCCTGTCCGCGGATGATGCCGGATTCATCAGCCCGGTATAGTATTTCATGGCGCGGGCGGCGGACAGGCCGTTGAAGCCCGCCGTCTGTTTCATGAAACCGAAATCGGTTACCGCCGTCAGCATGGCCGACCCAAGCTGCTGTCCGGTCAACCAGGATCGCACCGCCCCGCCAAAGGCCGCCAGGCCGGGGTTTTCAATCGGGTCGATGGCAGCCACCACCCGATAGGTTTGGGCCGCGTGACTGGCCTTCGCGCCGGCCAATGCGCCATGTTCCTGGCGGATCAGATCGGTAAAGCGCGCCATGGCCGCATCCGGGTTCGGCCCCAGCACATCCATGGCCGCGATTTCCCGCGCGATCCGGTCGACATGGCCCATCATCGCGCCATAGATGCCGTCTTCGCCGAATTCCGCATTATAGGCGCTCCAGGAATCAGCATCGCGAAAGCGCAGGATGCGCGGGGCCGCGCGGGCGCGGGCCAGCCAACCGGCGCCCCGGCCCGCGCCATCGGATTTGGAAATCCCGCCCGATGCCAGGGTTTCATAGGCCTCGTTCAAAACCGTCTCGAATTTCAAATCATCCATCGGCCGGCCGGTCTCGAAATCCAGCATCTTTTCCCGGTCCAGCAACGGAATGACCTTCGCCTTCCAGGCCGTTCGCCCCACCTTGTTGATCGCCGCCGCGTCATGGCGCGGGTTCGGGAAATAGATCCGGTCATCCCCCTGCGGGATGATGCCGCCGCGCTTGCGGAACTGTTCGGCCAGCATCTCGGTTGCCTGTTTCCAGGCATCGACATGTCCCGCCATGTCCTTATCGGGCGCACCATCCAGGATTGCCTTCAGCAGCCGCTCTTCACCGGCCTTGTCATTGACCAGAGACAGCCCCTTGACGCGGAATTTCTCGATGGTACCGAACAGCAGGGAATGTGCCCGGCCGACCATCTGGGCATGCACCGACGACACATTGGCGATGCCATTCAGATCGCCATAGATATCCTTGTCCAGCAGGGCCAGAACACCATTGCCGACACCGCGCGAATGCCTGGAAACCAGATCCAGGTTCCGCTTGTCGGCCAGGATCTGCAGCCCGGTCTGGAAACGGTACTGTTCGGCCCGCTCGCGCATGATGCGTTCCAGCGCGGCGGCGGCTTCCAGATCGGCTTCATTGCTGCCCAGCGTCTTGCGAAATTCGTTCCGCAACTGATCGAACAGGACTTCCGCCTCATCGGCTTCCTTCGGGGCGAGCTTGCCCGTCAGCCGCTTGGACTGGATGCATTGGCGCACGCTCATGCCGCCCCCCCGGCCGCACGGGGCGCGGCGCCGAATACGCAGGATGTGATTTCAGATGCGGCCTGGACGCGGCGCTCCGCCTCCTCCAGCAGGGCGCGCGCGGAAATGACCGCTCCCGTCTCGGGGTCGGTCGCGCTCAGCCCGTCCAGTTCGGGTTCTAGCCGTTGGATTTCCGCCTGGAGTTGAGCGCGCGCTGAACCCGCTCCATCTCCCCGGCCGTTTCCATCCGCCAGGCCTCGTCCGGATGGCGGGCGGCGGCCTGACGGTTCACCTGCGCGAAGACCCCCAGCAGCGCCGGACTCATCCGGGCCAGCCGAAGATCCGTCACTTCGGCCGTCCGCTCCGGGGCCACCGGCATTGGCTGCTTGGTCTGGTCCATCATCGCCTCCACGCCGGCGCAGCATGGCTAGCGTGTCCGGCTCCTGCCCGAACATATCGCGTCCGGGTTGCGTCTGCAAGGCGGCCGCCACGAAATCCTGCAACCGGGCCGCCAGTTTCGCACGGCCAACCGGCCGGGAAAAGGCAGGGTCGCTGAACATCAGATGCAGCAGCGCCGCCGTCTGATCCGAGAGATCGTCCGAAAAGGCGTCCCGCTGGAAGACATATTCCGCGACATTGCGGCCGGCATTCCGGGCGCGGCGCACCAGCCGCACCGCTTCCACCAGATGGGCGGTTACATCCATGTCCGGATGGATCGCACCCGACGCGACCTGGCCGCGCATCGCGGCCCAGGGGCCGGCGACATCCAGCATGGCCCCGCCGATGGCGCGGATATTGTTGTCCGCATCCTCGATCAGCGCGGTGACCAGATCGCCCGCGTCATAGGCCCGCGCCAGCATGGCCGCTTCGATCCGCCTGGCGCCGGCCTGGGCCAGCTCGCCATCCGCCCCGATCAGGGATGCTGCATCCTGCCGCCCAACCACCCGGTCCAGCACCGCACGCACGAAGGCCCGGTTCGCCGCCAGCCGCACATCGCCGCCACGATAGAGCGCAAGCACATTCTCATCCAGCAGGCGCGCATCGCTCATCGCCTGTTCGGCCGAAGACATGCCCAGCGTGTCGCGCTTGTTGGCCTGGCGCACGAAATCCAGCCGCTCCCCTTCCGTCATGGGCTGACGTCGAACCCGAACCAGGACCGGGGCCGTCATCCCCTCCACATCAAAACCCCGCGCGGCCAGCTCCGCGCGATAGGCCGAAGCCCGCTCCGATCCTTCGGCATAGGCGCGGCGGATCGCCATGGTTCGCCCATTGCCCGATTCCACCACGCCGTCGGGCGCGATGATCGGGGCGCCGCCCGTCACCTTCGGATCCTCGATCAGCAGGCGCGGTTCCAGTGCGCGGGCCATCTCCTGCACCTGCAATTCCGCCGCGCTGCGGTCGCGCTCGCGCGGTTGCAGGGCCTGCGGATAGTCCACATTGGCGCGGAACATATCGTCATGGCTGGTTTTCAGCGTCGCGGCTTCGACCAGGGCATATTCCACATCGACGCGCGCACCCGATGGCAGGAAGGCTATATCCTGGCGGATCGGGCGCAGGGCGACACCGGCCGATTCCTGGGCTGGCTCCACCGCCCGACGCAGGGCCGGCGGATCGACCACAACCGGCCGACCATCCACCTCTACCCGCACGGGTTGACCGCCGCCCAGCTTCTCCAGCACAAGCGCCCGGGTGAAATCGGCAGCCCTGTCCGCATCCAGAATGGAACCGGGATTGATCCGGTCGCGCCCCTGCGCCAGCTCCCGGACCTGTTCCAGATAATCCTGTGCCAACAGGTCCACGTCATCCACCGTGCGGAAGGGCTGGCCCGCGCCCGGATCGTCGCCCACATAGCCTTGCAAGCGCCGGAACAGAATGTCACGCCGGGCCGCCGCATCGCCGTCCCCCGTTTCCAGCGCCAGCGCATGATCCAGCAGGTCGGCATGGACCCGGTCCGGCAGATCCACCGCGATGGTCCGCCCGTCCAACTGATAGTCATAGGTGCCGGTCCCGATGCCGCCATGTTGCGGCACCGATCCGGCATAAGGCTCTCCCCGCTCCGCATCGGCCCGGGCCGCGTCCAGTGCCTCGACATGTTCCGCCCTGTCCTGTGCACCCGGACGTTCGACGGGGTTTGCCGCCTCGACCTCGCGCGCGCGGATTTCCGCCTCCAGGGCCGCCCGTTCTTCCGGCGTCATCCGGCGCCCCAGCGCCTTTTCCACCGCCCTCCATCCGCTCTTCAGCGCCGTTCCCACAATGCGCTCGCCCAGCACGAAAGTCGCACCGCCGGCGCCCGCCAGCGCGATATTCTCCAGGGCTTGTGCCGGGCCGGATTCCAGCCCAAGACGCCCGCGATAACCCTGCACCTGGGGTTGCGCCAGCGCTTCCTGGCCTGCATTCAGACCGGCCTCGATCGCCATTTTCGCCAGCAGGCCCGCACGAACCGGCGCACCTACCAACAGGGACGCCGCGTTCGGCGGGTCCTCCATCGCCGCCCCCATCTGGCCGGTAATGCCGGCCGCCACCCCCCAGCCGGTCGCGCGCGCCTGCAATTCCTCGAATTTTTCCACCCGGCCGCGCAGATCGCGTTCCATCTCCTCCAGGAAATTGGCGCGGTTCTGCGGCAGGCCTTCCAGCAGTTCCGGCCGCTCGGCCCGCATCTCGTCCAGCCGATCCCAGAAGCGCTGTTCCACCATTTCCTGCGCGGGCTGGCTGTTGGCGGGGATCACACCCCAGACCGGATCAACCGCCCGCTCTTCTTCGGTCAACCAGTCCTCGCCACCGATGGGCGAGGTGATCGGCCGCCCGGCCTCGCCCAGGCGCTCATTGATGGTGGCGACCAGCCGGGAATAGGCCTCCTCACGGTTCACCATGTCGGAAAAGACGTTGTCCGCCGCCCATTGCGCCTCATATCCGGCGGTCAGGTTCGCTCCCGGCGCGGAGGGCGCATTGCCCCCGATGGGCAGGCGGGCCAGATGATCGCGTTCGTTGAACATCACGGCACCATCCCGTCTTCGCGCGGCACCGGCCCGGCATCCCGGATCGACTGGCGGATTTGCTGCTCGCGCTCCCTGGCGCGTTCGATCAGGCGCCCGCCCAGCCTGGGCCAGAGATCGCCCAGATCCAGCACGAAGACCGGATAGGGATCGCCCCGCTCTACCCGCCTGCCATCCAGGATCGCGCCATCCGGCGCCATCAGCACATAGCGCCCATCCGCCAGCGTTTCCAGCCGCACCCGACCTTCCAACACATCTTCCGCCGTCACGGCGCTTCCCGTCGCATTGCGCGCGCCGGCCAGATCCTCATCCGCCAGCGTGGTCAGCGTGCGCTCAAAGGCCGATGGCGTGACGCCCGGCTTCGGGGGCAGGAAGGCCGCGCCCTGATAGTCGATCACGCCGCCGGTCGCCATTTCGATGGCGCGGTTCAGCCTGCCTTCGGCTTCCTCCCCCACGAATTCGCCATCGGTTGCACCGGCCGCCTGCGACAGGGAAACATAGGCCGCCCGCGCCGCATCCACCGTCGCGGCATACATATCCTGATCCTGCGGGAAAATCGCCGCGACGCGGTTCTGCAGCGCCGCCTTGAAATCGGTCGATCCTGGCAGGATCTTCGCCGCTTCCGGATGCGTCGCCCCCGACAGAATGGCGCGGGCATCGGCTAAGCGACCCTGATGCGACGCCCAGCCGGCCATGGCCGCGCCCTTCGGCAGGCCTTCATCGGCCAGCATGCCGATGGCGCGCGGGAAATGCTCGCCCATACCGCCGGACAGATCGCCCAGCATGCCGATCCTGCCATTCACATCGGCCTGCTCGAAGCGCCCGGTCCAGTCCCGCGCCTCCTCGCGCGTCATTGGCGCGGGGTCGATCACGCCACGGCGGCGCTGCTCCTCGATGCGATAAGCCAGACGGCGGGCCTGCGGGTCTTCCCCATCCTGGGATGCGCCATCGCGTTCCATCCGCCGGGCCACCGCCGCATCCACGGCAGCAGCCGGATCCCGCTCCAGCCTGGTTTCGAATTCCTGCACCCCGCGCACCACGGCATCCCAATCGGCAATGTCGTCGCCGTAGGTATCGCGGCCCTGATAGCCGGCGGAAGCCGCGTCCGGCCGGATCGCGCGCAGATAGGCCGCGCGCTCATCCGACCCCATCTCGCTGGCAAGGGATACATGACCGAAGACGGTTTCGCTTCGCACCACTCGTTCCGCCCAGATATTGCCATCACCGCCCAGCGCTTCGATCCGGTCGAACACCCCGTCATCCACGGGTTCGCCACGCTGTGCCCGCGCCATGGCCGACCGCCCCAGCATCTCCACTTCGTCCCGGTTTTCCGCGACGATACGACGGCGCTCTGTCTCGATGCCGGAACGCAGGCGCGACACCGTGTCAGGGTCCAGCAGGGAATCGAACCGGCCGGAATTCAGCAGGGCTTCCGCCTGGGACAGCCTTCCCTTGGTTATCATGCCGTCCACTTCCTGGCGTACCACCAGGGCATTGCTCACGCGGCGGTATTCCTCGCGATCTTCCGCCGGCATGGCCTGGGAAAAACTGTCGAATTCCGCGTTCAGCTGTTCCAGCGCCGCATCCAGCCCGCCCGGTTCACGATTGGCCCTGTTGGCGATGCCGCGCGTGAAATCGTTCCAGCGATCCACCGTTTCCGCCGCCTGGGCCGACCGGCTGCGGCCCAGCGCCTGATTGTGAAATCCGGTCACGGCCCGCAATGCACTGGCTTCGAACTCGGCCCGCGCCAGGGGGGAAATCGACTGTTCCTGCAAGTATTCCTGCAGCATCGTTTCGCCCGTCTCTCGCACGCGGGCGGCATAGTCCGGCTTCACCGCGCCGCCTTCCGCATCGAAGGCTTCCACCTGATCATTCATGCGCTGCGAAAACTCGGCAAAGCTGCGCGCATGCCAGGATGTTTCGGCGATGCGGCGCTGCAACTCCTCATGCTTTTTCTGCTCGGCCAGCTTTTCCCGCTCCTTCTGGGCGCGCTCGGCCGCGATATCTTCCAATGCGCCCTGGATGCGGCCGGTATCGATAGCCAGCGCCGGCGATGTAGCCGCCGTGATCGGGATCAGCGATCCCCGGCCGACATTGCCGGCCCCGCCGATCCCGCGCGCCTCGACACCCGTTCCGATACGAAATGCCATCACACCCCCCGCAGAAACTGGGCGTTCTGGCGCAGGGTCGATACGCCGCCGCCATTCCCGAAATTCAGCATGCCGGCCTTGTAGGCGACCCCGCCCGCGCTCAAGGCCCCCGTCGCCAGCGTACCGATGGCGCCCATCACGCCCCGGCTGGCGGCCTGGCGGCCCAGGAATCTCTGTGTTTCGGCCTCGTTCAGGCTTTCCTGCGCTTCCAACTCGCCCTGCCACCGCACCGTCAGGGCGTCCAACTCCATCTCTTCCCGGTCGGCACCCGCCACCGAAAGCGGCGTTCCGGTGGCAGCCACCCCGGAGGTCGCCAGGCCGACGCGGGCCAGGGCGGCGGCCCGCCTATTGCGCGCGCGCGTTCGTTCCTCATTGAACGCGGTCTGTTCGCGTTGCGCCGCCGCGCGCTGTTCCAGGATCTGGGCATTGCGCTCCCCCGCCGCGCGCGCCTGCTGGCCTGCCTGGATCTGCCCATAAGCGTTGACACCCGCAGTTGCCAACGTGGCGACGATCATGGTTGTCGGATCGCACACGGCTTCAGACCTCCACCGATTCAAAGCGCAGTTCGATCCCCAGCACCGTCAATGGCAGGGGATCATCCGACACCACGCGGAACCGCCCCCCGGCCTCGTAATTGCCATCCGCCGATACCGTGATTTCCCCGGTAAACAGCGGCTGTGTGTCATCCGCGGGATAGGACGCTTCCCAGGTATTGAAGGGTTGCAGGGTGCCGCGCTCCTCCCCGGCGGCACCGCCCAGCGATCCCAGCAGCTTGACCAGTGCGCCCTTGACGCTCTGTTTTTGCCCTTCGGCGGTGTAGCCGGGGATGGCCTGGGCAGCGATGCCGGGCGTGATCAGTTCCTGCCGGTAGCCCAGCCCGACCACCACATCCCGCGCCGGGGTCTGCAGGGTGATGGTGCCATCCGTAACCACGCGGTCCGGCTGCAAGGCGCCGTCGGCCACGATCTTGACCGTCTCGCCCTCCAGATGCTCCAGGCCGGAAATCACGTCCTGGGGATCCTCGTAAACGCCACGCAATCCGGCATCCACGAACCACATGCCGGACTTTTGGGCGGCGTCTTCGGGATCGGCCTCGAATTGCGGCGCCATGCGTTCGATGAAGACGCGGGTTTCGTCGTTGATGGTGCGGCTGACCACCAGCCACAGATCATCCTGTTCCTCGCCCGGCAGCACCGCGACCGACAGCACGCGCGCATCCGTGCCGGCCAGCTCATGCCGGGCGAAGGCTACGATCTGCTGCGCCCGGTTATAGGTGCAGCTGACCAGCCGGCCATTCTTCAGCGCAAACCAGGCCACCTGATACGGGTTCGCCTGCCAGGCCATCGACGCCACGCCCGCCCGGAACAGATGCTCCGACAGGATGGATTTGTCATCGGGCACCATCCCGTCCCGCTCGATCGAATAGACCAGATCGAAGATGCGCTTGCCGTAAGCCCCGACGATCAGATAGGCGCCCTCTTCGGTCTCTATCGGGCGGACGGACGCACAGCCGACCTTGCCGGCGCGGCGCTGCTTCGGATTGTCCGGTGTCAGCCCTTCTTCGCTGGACTGGGCCGACAATTGGCGCAGGGCCGAAACGGTCAAGATCAGCAGCCTGTCGCCTTCCTGCAGACCCACGATCTTGTCAACGGAATTGGCGTCGATGGTGTAGACCAGCGCGTCATCCGCCACGACCTCGTTCTTGATCTTGCCGGCATCCGCCCCGTCCGGGATCTCGCTGGTTTCCGAGAAGTTTTCGAAATCGCCGGATTTGGACAGGCAAACGGTCTGCGGCCGGCGGCGCATGCCCGCCACGCACAACCGGCTTTCGAAGAAGGAACACAGCCCCGGCCAACCCAGGCCGGGCGAAAACATGCCGAGGCGGAAGGCCGCCGTTGCGCCCGTCCCGCCCAGGCTGCGCTTTACCAGCAGCGTGGCCGATGTGGACGACGCAACCGCCGTGATCTCGCCATAACCCCATGTGTCGCCGATATACAGGCGCATCAACCGGCCAACATCCCGGCCCGCGTCGAACAGAGCAGCCGATGCGGTCAGGGTGACGCTGCCGCTCGTGCCCGACGAGGTCACCGTCAGCGCATCATCGGTGTTTTCATCCTCATAGGGGCCGTCAACGAAATCCACCTCGACCAGTTGCCAATCAGCATGGTCGCGGCGCTCCAGCCGGCGCGGCTGAACATCGGCATGGGTGTACCAGGCCAGATCGTTCGACTGCACGAAATGCAGCGCGCGGGCCTGGGCCGCACTCCAGGGCGAGGCGATTTCATATGGATCGTCGCTTTCGTCGACCACCCGTCCGGCGCGCGTGTACCAGCGGATATAGTTCTCGCCCAGCTCCATCATGTAAGACTGGTTGGGCGTCTCCGCGAATACGAAGGGCAGTATGACCGGCGGGGCCGCCGCATCCTTGACCGCGCCCATCATGACCGTGCCCATGCGGCTGGTTGCCCCGCCATAAGGCATGATGATCATATTGCGGCAGCGCTTCAGCGAAATGCGCCACTGGTCCAGATCATCGCGCGCGCCCAGCTTGGGCGTCTGCTCGCCCCGCGCGAAACTGCGGATCACATCACGGGCAACCGTCATGACCGCCCCCGCTCCACCGCATCCTGTTCCGGTTGGGGCCGGCCCTTTTCGATCAGATTGGCCGCGACAGCCTGGCGGATGGCAAGCTTATGGGCGGCCATCAGCCCGTCGAACTTGCTCTGCTTGTAGCCGATCCGGTACAGCAGCTCCGCCGCATGCGACATCACCACGGCCGTATCGAATAGCGGATCGTACAGCGTGGTTTCGGTCACCCGGCGCGTATAGGTCGCCGGCAGGATCTCGATATCGGCCAGCACCACCTTGCGCCAGGCCGAACCCGATTCCGACACGATCTGCAGGCTGGCCAGCTCATAGGGTACCGGCCGGTTATTCACCCGCACCGCCCGCAGCGCCAGACAATCGCCCGGCAATTCGAAGGCATAAGCCCAGCCAGACGGCACCGTAACCCCGGCCATCGGCCGCAGATCGACCCGCACCCTGGCGAAGCTCCAGTTGTGCAGGCGAAGTTCTGCATCGCGCACACCCGGCCAGCAGGTTCGGGCATGGGTGGCATCCGCCCCCTGATCCGACACCGGATCACGGATCAACTTCCCCCCGGCCGCCAGCAGGGAGCGGTTCCACAACTCAACCAGCGATCCGGCCATCTGCCGACCCCTCGCCCGTCAGCGGTCCAGACGATGGAAGCGGCGCATCTCAACCGCATTCTGGCGGTTCAGCCCACCCGTGGCGCGGCGAACATCCTCGCGCTGGATCTTCTGACCCAGCATGGCTTCCACCGCCTCCATGCTGGGCAGACCTTCCTTGGTCCAATGTGTGTCATTGTCCGGATGCAGCCGCAGCAACCCGGCCAGGATTTCCCCGTCGGACATCAGCGCCTCGCCGGCCACGGGCTTTGCCGCGATCAGCGATGACGGCAACTGCTTTTCCCCTTCCGCCGGGAAATAGGTGAAGCGGTCGCCCGGGCGCCGCAGCCCGCCGATATCGCATTTCTTCACCACCTCCACGAAGACACCCTTCGGCCGCCCCAGGCCAGCGCCCGCCGGCGCGGCGCCCGCCTTCGCGGCGCGATCCTCTGCCGCCTTCACCTTCGCCAGCAGCGTCGCGGATTGGTCATTGGCGACCTTCAAATCCGCTTCAAGGCCGGCAGCCAGATCGACGGCCGCCTTCAGATCGGCTTCTGCCTTCGCGGCGCGATCCTCTGCCGCCTTCACCTTCGCCAGGGCCTCTTCCAGTTCTTTCGCCATGTTCCGCTTCTCCTGATCTGATCCGCCGAAAGAAAGCCCGTCAGTCCGACGGGCGGCCATCCGTCAGCCCGGCCGTCAGCTTCCCGGCGGTGAACGTGCCCGTCGGCGTGTATTTCAGCCGGATGAAGCCAAGGTCACCTTCGGGCAGGAAATTCAGGGGAAAGCGTGCCCCGGCGGTCAGCGCCGCCAGCGCCAGCGTGGATTCCACCAGGGTGACCACCCCGGACGAGAACCCTTCCGTGGCGCAGGTTTCGATCCCGACCTTCAGCGAGGTTCCGCCGGCGAAGGCCTCGACCACCTGTACGGCCATCCCGACCGGATTACCGGCGCCGGAACCGCCGCCGGTCTCGATCACATTGGTGGACGCAACCGCCGAGGAGGTGACCGCCTGGGCGTCGCTGAACAGGTTCCGTTTATCAAGGCGCATGGCGCCCTCCTTTCCTTACGGTTTCGTCAGTTCCGGGAAGGCCGACGATGAACCGCAGGAATGACCGCAACGATGGGCTAGGCGACCACGCGCGCCTCTGTGGTCAGCAGGGAATCGGTGCGCTCGATCGGGATTTGCCAGAAACTGGTTACCGGCCGCCCGGCCACATCCATGATGCCCAGCGCGGCGTTCTTCTTCTCCATGGCCTGGATATCCAGCCACTGCTTGACCGCGCGGTTGCACAGGATGACCGGCACACCTGCGTCCAGGTCTTCCAGCCGGTGATAGGCCTCGATGAACAGGCGCAGCAGATTGGCGCTGCTGTCGCTTTCCGTGCCGAACGTCGCCAGATTGGACACGTCGATATTGGCGATGCGGCAGAGATAGCGCGGATCGCGAACCACGATCCCGTTATCCCATTCATACAGGGTCTGCCAGGCCGCATATTCCTTGCCTTCGTCATCCTTGACCAGATTCTTGCCCATATCCTCCGTCTTCAGGCCGACCTGGCTACCCTGCGGGAAGATGCCGTGAATGGTATCCTCGCCCAGCACGGTGAAAATCACGCTGGTATTGTCCGAACCGGTCCCGCCCGCGTCGATGATCTGATCCGCATAGGGGCCGGACAGCGAGCCAAGCTCGGTACAGATGCCGTTGAACAGGCGCGGATCGGCCGCGTTCGACGCATAGAACAGATAGTCGGACTGGTCGTTCGCCATGCCCGCGATATAGCTGCGCTCCATATTCAGCCGATGCCCGGCCGGATCGCCGCTGTTGTCGATCAGCCGCGCATCAACCTGGGAAATCACGCCGAACATGGTCGTGCCGACCTTGATCTGCACAGACCGGCCCTTGGACTTCGCGAAGCCCTGATTGATCATGCGCGCACTGGACGTCGGCAGCGCGATGTTCCGCGTGGTCAGATGCGACGTGCCGTCATTCGCCGGCACATAGGGCAGATAGCGCAGGATGGGATTTTTCTTCTCCATCATCTGGACGATCTTGGCGGCCTTCTTGTTTTCGGTCTCCTTCGCGAAGTCCAGAAGCGTCCGAACATCACTGCTCTGGTTTACGGTTGCCATCTATTCATCCTTTCCTGTGATGGCGGGCTGGGCCGCCTTCTGAACCTGGGAAGGCCAGACGGTCAGGATTTCTTTTGCATGGTCGGGTACATCTCTTCCGCCAGGGAACGGTCGCTCGCGCCGCCGGGCTGGCCGGACACGAAGTCGTCTTCGGCATAGTCGCGCGACAATTCCTCGAAAAAGGCGATTAGCAGGGGCTTATTACCCTCATGGGTCAGGACCAGCTCGTCCGCCAGGCCGGGCGGCCCCTTGCCGCGCACGAAGGCCTGCACCCGGTCCACCAGCTGCTTGCCGCCATCGCCGCGCCAGCGCGGATCGATGCGCCGCAATTCCTGCCAAGCCTTGTCTTTTGCCTCCTCCAGGCCTTTCACATAGTCCCGATGCCGTGCCACCTGATCAGCTACCCAGAAATCATGCAGCGCCTTGGCCTGGGATTTGGTCAGCTTTTCATCGACCCCGATCTTGCGGAAGGCGTCCGCCAACGCCGCGTCATATGGCAGGTCTTCCGGCATATCCGACGGGGGGGCAAAATCGAAATCTTCCGGCTTGGCGGGCAAATCCTTCGCCCGCCCGGCATGGTCCTTCAGCGCCTCCAACGCCTTGGCCGGATCATCGAAGCCAAGCTCCTTCAGGACAGCGCGATCCGGCTCGGACAGGCTGGCGAACGGTACGGGCGGGGCCTTGCTGCCATCAGCAGGCGGTGGATTGCCGCCATCGGCGGGCGGTGTCTTGCCGCCATCGGCGGGCGGTGTCTTGCCGCCATCGGCGGGCGGCACCTTGCCGCCATCGGCGGGGGGCGGATTGCCGCCATCGGCGGGTGGGGCCTTGCCGCCATCGGCGGGCGGCGGATTGCCGCCGCCACCCGCACCGCCATCATCCCCGTTGCCCTCGATGCCGCACAGCCAAGGGGCTGCGGCGGCCATGAATGACAAACCCGTCATGGACAACAGTTTGCGTCTCATCCGCTGATTTCCTTCTCGCTGGCCTTGGCAAGCCTTGCCGCGATGGCCTGCAACTCCTGCGGCGTCGCCTGCAGATTGGTTTCAATGAAGCGCCACAGATCGCGCTTGATCGCGCGCGCGGTCACGGCTTCAGCATCGCCCTTGACATAGGCGGGCCGGTCGATTTCCAGAAAGCGGGCGATTTCCGCCAGCACGCGCTGCCCGTCATCGCCGGCGAACACACGGCGCCACCGGGCCTGGGCCATGCCCAGCCGCGCCGCGATTCTGTCCACCAGCCCGGTCATGACGACACCGCGCGATTATTCGCCAGCGCATTGACCATGGGCGATGCCTGCCCCATCGCTTCCGCCGCCATCTGCACCTGTGCCATCTGGCGCATCTGCTCGGCCTCCTGCATCTCGCCTTCCTCGATCCGCGCCACCGCCGCGCGCGAACGCAGCACATGCGCCGGCACGGACATGCCTTTGGCGATCACGCGCAGCGCTTCCTTCCGATCCACCAGCTTTGCCGCCTCTTCCGGCGCCAACTCCGCGCATAGCCGCAGATAGTTGACCGTGGAACTGGCCTCATCGGCCTGCGTCGCCTGGGTCAGCGGGCTTTTATAGGTCGCCCGGATCGACAACCCTTCCAGCTCGCGCGGCGGGGGCGGCAATAGCGGCTCGCCATTCGGCTGGCGCTCCTGCGACAGCGCGTGCAGCTCGTTGTCGATCTGCTCATTCAGCCAATAGGTTTCCGCCCCGCCGACCACGGGCGACACCATCGACCGGTTCTGGCGGACCCGCTCCAGCACTTCCGTCGCCGTCATTTCGCGGTCATTCGGCTCCAGCAGGGAAAAGGCCGCGTTGTGGAATGCCTCCTGGATCTGGCGCACCTTGCGGTCCTGCATCTCCAGGCCCAGAACCGGATTGCCCTGCACCGCCAGGGTCTGGAACAGTGCGCGCCCGGCAAAGTCCATCATCCCCTGATTATGGGCGCCCGGGTTCAGATCCAGCGAATCCACATCCACATCATCCGACCACATCGTGGGCGGATCGGTCTGTTTCATGCCCATGCGTGTCGTGGTGATGACGTAGGTGAACAACTCCTTCACATCCGCCAGCACCCGCGCACCGGGACCGACGCCATAGGGCCAGCCGGCATACCGTTCCCAGAAGAAGCCATAGGCGCGCAGCCGCTGATAGCCGCTGTCGCGCAGCACATGCCCGTCCGCCAGCATGTGGCAGGATCGGAACGGCATCCGCCGCGTGGCCCGCGCGCCTTCCTCGCCATCCGGGCGCGGCACGATGGAATGGCGGATTTCGAACCGCTCGGACCCATTGCCCTTGATCGCCGTGCGCAACCAGCTCGGCAGATCGGCCCCGGGATATGCCCCCTCGATCTGCCGCGCGGTCAGCCGGAACCGGCGATGCAGCGCCGTGATTTTCTGCCAGGCATCGGTTTCCAGCGCGGTTTCGCGCAGATCCAGTGCCCGATAGCGCATCGGCAAACCCCTGCCGCCGCTTTCCTGCAGGATGGGCGCGGTCCCGAACAGCCCGCCCGTGCGGTACAAATTCGGCAGCATGGCGTCGAATCCGGCGCGCGGGTCATAGCGCCGCGTGAACAGGATCTTGGCATAGCGCTCCAGCCAGACCTTGACCGGCTGGTACTCCTCCAGATCGGGATCCTCGATAATACCCAGCCCATGCCAACGGTAATCGCGCGGCGTCAGCCCCTGATACAGCACCGATTGCAACCGGGTCAGCGCCAGCATCGGGCTGGAATCCCGCGCCTTGTCATACAGCGACGCTTCCATCCGCTTTTCGGCATCGCTGCCGAACCCGGCCATTTCCGGGCACATGCGTTCCGCAACCTCGTCCCACAACTGCTCATAGGGTTTGCGTGCGGTGAAGGCCGCGCGGTTGCGGGCCAGCAGATCCTGATCCTTGGTTGGGGGCATGGTCAGGCCCCCAGGGTCTTGGTCTGAACCGGGGCCGCGCCCAACGCGCCCTCGCCACCGGTCAGAATGCTGTTCTGCCGGCCCAGGGCAAGCCGCCGCCGACGCAGTTCGGCGCGGCGCTCATCCTGTACGTCCTGATCGGATTTGCTGGGTATCGGGGCCGGGGCCGGGGCTGGAGAGGGCGAAGGTGAGCTTGCAACACACATTTCGCCCCCTCCTCCATCGTCGGCTTTCCCAGTGGGTGCGAAGGATGATGGAAACCCGCGCGAAACGAAAAGGCTTCCGCTTTCAGGAAGCGTCTTGCGGTTCCGCCAACCAGACGAACCGGTAAAAGGTCTGGCCGTCCGCGCCGAATGCCGGCACCGCCCCGCCCGATCCACTGTCCGCATTTTCGATCCGCGCGCCCAGCCGGCGCAGCCAGCGATGCGCGGCCCCATGTCCTGCCATGCTGTGGCATTCCAGCCGCCGCAGCCCCGCATCCAGCAGCGCCGGCTTGAAAACCGCAAGCGCGTGATCGGTCACCGCGCGCGCCACCTTCCTGAAATCCGGCGTTGCGAACATCCAGGCATGCGCCACGCCCGGCCATTGCTGGGCAGCCCCCAGGGCGGCAATCGGGTGATAGCGATCATCGCGGATTTCACCCGCCGTCCAGGCCCAGGGCGACATCGTCACCAACTGATAGGCAAGCCCGGCCGGGTCGATGCGCGACCGCGTCGCCCAGATCTCCCGCCAATCCCAATCGCGCATCGCGGACGCCACGAAAGACACGTCGCGCCAATTGGCCGCCCGGATTTCAATCATCCTCGCACCCCTCCATCCGCCTGGCGCGGGCTTCCAGATCATCGGCCAGCTCGCCATCCCCGGCCGCGCGCATCGCTGCCGCCCTGGCGCGCAGCCTGGACGGTGTTTCCGGCTCGGACGGCCCCTGTGTCGCCGCCAACCGGTCGCGGGTAGGAAATTTCCAATTGTCCGGCCCAACAGCCGGCGGGCGCGACCGGCGCGGGCGTCTATGCCGCCACATCGTGCCCCCCCCCGGAACCGCCGCAGGACCGCCGCCGCCTGCGCGCCCCGCGCGGCCGACGCCCCATCAGATCCTGCAACACCGTCAGCAGGGAAACGCAGCGAAAAACGACCTCGCTATTGGGATGGGTCAGCGCGCCCGCGACCAGTCGCACCAGCGGGGCGAAACGCGCCGGCACCGTCACTTCCACCCGCGCCATTCCTTCCGCTTCCGCGCGCGCCCTGCTTTCAGCCACGCGCAGGCGGACCGGCTTCGGCGCTTCCCGCGCCAGGGCGGCGTAATCATCGCCTGTTACCGGAAGCGACGGGCCATAAGACCTTGAAATATCGCGATCCATCATCCGGGAATCCTGTATGTGATGCGCGGCCCCCGTCTGCCTGCGCTGGCACCGCCATGCCCCTGCGCATCATTGGCCGCCTGCTTTTTCAACCGCATCCGCTCATAGCCACCCGCGCCCAGCATGGCGTATTGCAGCCCGTCCATCGGGTGCGAATAGCTGTTCTTCTCCGGCTTTTCGCCATATTCCAGCCGCCCGGCGCGCTGGATGGCGGCATAGCGATAACCAAAGTTCAGCGCCTCGCGGATGACAGGCGTTTTCGATCCGACCAGGAATCCGGGCTTCCCGTTCCGGTCCAATGCGCAGGCCTGGGCAATCACGGCGATACGCGGATCCAGCACATTGTTGCCCGGCGCGGGTTTCCAGCGGATGCCGGTTGCCCGGCGCAGCGTGTCATGGAAGGTCAGCGCGGACGTGTCGTTCGGGTTCGACGCAGCCGGATCGCCCGACGCTTCCAGCATCACCCTCTTGTCCGCCAGCCAATCGGGATAGCGATCCGTCAGCACCTTCAGGACAGCTTCAGCCAGATCCTCGGCAATCGCGCCATCCAGAATGATTTCATCCAGCGTGATCCAGCGCCAGTCCGGCAGATATTGGCCGATAATGCAGGATGGCGTTCTTCCGGCGTCATAGCCCAGCGCCAGCTTCACACCCTGTACCGGCCGCAGCTCGTAATTCACCGCATGGCGCGTGTCGTTATAGACCCGCAGGAATACCGGCTTGCCGTCACGCGGATAGGCGAACAGGTTGTGCACCATGCGGTCCACATACCAGGGGTCGTTTTCATTCGCCGCCACGATCTTTTCGTAATAGCCGGACGGCAGGTTCTCCAGATTCTCCGCCCCCGGCTCCAGGCCACCCGGCTGCCGAAAGAACCGCACATTCGACGCGGGCTCCGCCACGAAACGACGATAGCACCAGGACGTCAGGGGGAAGGCGTTGAAGTCGCACCACACACCCGACCATGTGGCGCCGCCATGCAGCATCGACGGATATCGCCCGACGCGCAGGATGGCGTGATCCAGCACCGCTTCCGGCGTCAGATCCGCCTCATTGATCCAAACCCAGGTCGGCTCGAAGCCGCGCAGAATGTCTTCCACATTGTGCTCGCCAAGCCCGACGAACATCACCTCGATCTCGACCGTGGTTCCGTCCCCGCTCGGATGGGGGAAGCGCAGGATATGCTTGGCCGGCGGCCCGGCGATCCATTGCGATCCGGCCAGATTTGGCGGGAACCAGGTCTGCCAGGACGGAATGACGGTGCGCTTGGCATTCTCGTAAGTGTCGCGGATGATCAGCCCGCGCGTGCGCCGCACGCGGTCAATCGGCGACGGGTTCTGCGCGATTCCGACCCGCAACGCCCGCATGATGCAGGTGCTTGTCTTGCCGGAGCCGACCGGCCCCATGATGCCGTTGATATAGCTGTCCGACAGGTAGAACGCGCTGGCGACCGGCCCGGGCGAAACCCATGTACGCAGACCCGCCGCCATATCCCTAACCCTCATCCCCGGTCGGAATATCCACGGTCAGCGGCCCGGCATTCACCCGCCGGGATTCCCCCTCAAGGACGGCCTGCTCATTGATCGCCTGGGCATGGGATTCCGGGATGATCAGCTGGAATACGGGCTGCAGCCCGCCCACCTCGACCGCCACCGGCATCTTCGACATCAGATAGGGCATGGCGACCTTGGCCGCCGCGATCTGGATGGTGAAGGCGTCAATGGCCTTCAACCCTTGTCCCCGCATCAGAGTCTTTGGGTCCGCCGTCGCGATCTGCATCAACCGTTCCAGCGGGTTTCCATACTTGGCAGTAAGGTGGTCGCGCCAGGCCTCGGTTGTTTTGTTCTGGGCACCGGCCGGGCGCCCGGGTCCGGTCCGCCGTTCGGCCTCCTGGCCTTTTTCCAGGGTGAACATGGGTAATTGCACCTCAACCC